TGTTTCATTTGCTCGAATTCTTGATTGCATTCACTGCCTGCAACCGCAACCGCCTTTGCTAACTTTTCATCATTCATTGCAATACGGAATGCAACTACAAATGCTGTGAATTTTTCTGATTCAGGAATTGTTCTCATTTCCATTCTCCAAATATTGTTTGTTTTTAATTACAGATGCAATCTATGTTATTTTAAGCGAACCACCAAACAAAAAATAATTTTATGCCAATTCTAATATCTTCATTGTATTGTAGACTTTAATTCTGTTATCTGTTACCATATATTCAAATAGATATTCAGCATGGTCATCAGTAACTTCAGAATAAATTGCATTTGTGCTGGTTTCGTAGTGTTTTGCAATCTCGGTAAGAATCATTTCTGCTGTTGCTGTTTCAATTGATTCCAAGAATGTTTTGTTTGCTTGTCCGTTTGTCATTGTTTTGCTCCAAAAATTATTGTGTGTGTTTCAATTACAAATGCAATATCGAATATTTTACGCGAACCACCAAATAAAAAATAAAATATTTTCAAAAAAAAATTGGCTTTATCACTTAACTGCAATAAAACCAATGATTTACAAGCAAAAATATTTTTACGGATTACTTGGAATGGTTCCACCACCACCGCCGCCACCACTTCCAATATCAGAAACAAGCGTTGCAAATGATTCGGACACATCATGAATAGTGCCATCAATCATGTTGACACGCCTGAATAGTTCATCAATATCATAGAATGATACCACATCAGTCTTTTCAATTGTAATTGGATTACCTGTGTTCACATCTGTCAAAGTCAATGCCATGATTCATGTTCCTTTAGTCAATTGCAATGATTGCCGTTCCTGTGATCTTGGCTGTTGAATGAAATGTGTATGCACCCCTGACTTCAGGAACGCAATAAAGTGATGTTGATGTTGGTTGCAATCCATACGGCAATTCAAATGTTGCATCAACATACGCTGTTCCCGTTCCACCATTTTGCCATGATGCATTTGCAATGTCAACATAACCAACTGCAATGTCAAATTGTGCTTTGGTGAATGCCTGTGCTGAATTCCGTGCTGCTGGTGTTAATGATCCACCAAAAAACCACAATCGCAATGCAGGTCTTTGCAATGTTCCTGATGTTGATTCAGCCAATATGACTTTCAGCAATGTTCCTGAATCACCTGCAAATCTTGATGCATTTGGAATTGCAATTGCACCGCTTGTGAGAATGTCACCAAGTGCATACGCAACCGTGTCTAATGTTCCAAAGTCAAAAATTGATTTGACTTTTTCCTGTCCTGTTTGTCCTGAATAAAAAATTGGCATTGTATTTCCTTTTAAGTTGCTGTTGTGAATCTTCTGTCGGCTTCGAATATTTCAGACAATTTGAATACATGCAATGATGCTCTGGTGTTTGCCGTTCCAAATGAAACAAATGATGCATCTGTGAATAATCTAACTTGAAATCCATATCTACCTGATCTGTTCATCACTTCATTTTGATTTGGCAAATTGATGATTGTTGAACCTGATAGCGTTGGATGTTTATTTGCATTCTGATATGCAAAAAACTGTTCATAAGTTTCCGTGTAAATTCCTGATGAAACATTTGTTGCAATTTGCAATCCCCAATCCAATGTGCCTTGAATTGATGTTGAATAAAAAAATGCCTGCACCCAATACCAACCTGCTTCATTTACATAAATTGTTTGGTCTCTTGAATCGTAGAAATAATTTGGATTGATGACATTGACAGTTGAAAAGGGAATTGGAACAGAAAAAGCACCTGCACCTGATTTTGCAAATGATGTTACGCCTTGCATTCCAAATGGATAATTTTGGGCACGCTTGTGAGCTGATGATGCTGCTGCTGTTGCTGATGATCTTGCAAGTCCAATTGCCTGTGATGTCACTTCCTGTGCAATGTGCAATGTGGAATCCTGTGCAATCAAATTGAATTCATCTTCATCATTCAACAGTTCGGAATATTTGCCACCTGTTGGAAATGCCAATTGGTTTCTGCCAATTCCCTTTGCTCTTATCGGTTCATTGTATTTCATTGGTACATCCTGATAGAAATGTCAACGCTTCCTGAATATACATCCAACTTATGTTTTGTGATTACACCTGTGCCTGTATTGGCATTGTAGATTTGAGTCACCAATGGGTTCAGATCATTCAAATTGATTGTGCAATTTGCACCAACATCTTCAAAGCCACAAATGAAATGCTTTGTCTTGAATTCCAAATCAACTTGCTTTGAATCACCAAGGGCTTTGACAAGTGCATAGGCAATTGTATATGGAATGCCTGCCTGTTGCTGTTCCAAAATCATTTGAACATTCACATTCCCATCATCTTGTAATTTTGCATAATCAAGTGAAATTGCATCTGTGTTGGAATATTTGAATTGACATTGTGTGTCTGGCTTTTTGATTGTGCCTGAATCATTCCAAACAATCATTCCTGCATTGATTGAATTTTTCCTTGCAATTACTCTGCCCTCTGCACTTAGTGAACCCGTGATTGTCCTTCCTGTTGGTGATGGCAAATTGTGGAATATCAATTCAACATCCTTTCCATTGTCTGATGACACGCCCTCTTGATATTGAAATGTTTTTGTGTCCTTTTCACCTTGCAAAGTCGATACTGATGTCTGTGCTGATTTGACAGATTCTTGAAATAACTTCATCTTGATATCAGAATACACATTGCCCTGATTGAATGTGATTCCTGAACCTGTCAATGGTCGAATAAAGTCTGCCGTGTATGAAATGCCAAATGCACCTGTTGCACTTGAATATGATAGGTTTATGCGATAAATTTCTAATGTATTTTCAACCAATGATTGAAACACCTCATAGAAATTTTGATATTTTCCAAATGCTGTTCCATCAATCAATGCACCACCTTTCAATGATGTGATGCCATCTTCATCCTTGTAAATTTCCGAAACAAATGCAGGTCTTGCAATTGCACCACCAACAGGATCATTGACTGTCAATCTTGGTGCATAAAATGTCCATGCTCTTGCAAATGGAACAGGAACGGAAACTGATGCTGATGCATTCCAAGTGATTGATCTCATGTATTCCGACAACATGGAATCAATCAATGTTTTCAAATTGTTGAAAGTGTTGACAATGAAACTGAACTTGTCAATTGCTGTGTCATTTGCTTGATATGCATTTGTGGCATCAGGGCTGAAATAATAAGCTGAACCAACAAAGATGTCATTGTATCTTGTGTTTCTTGCAATTGAATACCCGTTCCCATAATCAAGAACATTTGTATTTGTTGTGCCATTTGACAAAAAATAGTTTGCCCAAAAATCACCAACAATATTTTCACAAATGAATCTCATGACATCAAAGCATTCAATCTTGAAATTTATCACTGAATCCAATTTTGTCAATGTCAATTCATTTTCCGCTGCGAACTTTTGGCATCCAATAAATACAGGTCTGTCACCACTTCCATCATTCACCATGAGAATAAAAGTGTTGAATCTGTAAAAAGTCAAAAGTGTTTCCGCGCTTCCATCAGCATTGTATGGAAAACCTGTTTGTGTTGTGCCACGTAATAATGCAGAACGCAAATCATTCAAATCATTTGTGCCTTGCAATGATGCCAAGTTCACATTCAATGTCATCACTTGTGAAACAAGCCCCGCGGGAAGTTCACCAAGTTCACTTTCAATTGACATTGAACGCATTAAAAAGTCATCAGGCAATTCCACCAAATCAAATGATGAAAGTGAATTCAAGTTTGTTGAACCTGAACCCGTGTTTGCATTACTTGGCAAAATGTACAGTGTATATTGCCATGCATTTTCATCTTCAAATTGTGTATAGTATCTTTTATATGGCATGTCAAACCCTCGCTGCCAAATCACGTTGATAGCAAGTCAATGTCAATCTTTCATTTCCTGATGTCCATTGTTTTTCATTTGATATATCACACCTCACAAAAACAAAAGGAATCAATGCTGCTGTTCTTGGAAATGCTGTTGAATTACGGTATCTATCAGGCAAAACTTTTGGTGCATCAGGTGCATTCAATCGGACAAACTTTCTTTGCAATACAGAATCCAAAAGAAACATAATTGAATCAGTATTCAGGTATGTTGGTGGATTTGTCATCCATGTTGAATTTGGAAAACATTGCACCTCCAATGCGCGTCTTAATTTCCTTTGTCCAATTTCCCGCCCTTGCATTGAAACATCAGAATCTGATTCTATTTCAAATGTAGGGAACATCCCAACAATTGGAATCTGAATTGCAGTATATGATGAATGCCCTGTTGAAAATGTATCAACATCACAGCCTTCAATTTTTACCCAAAATCTTGACATCAAAACCTCCTTGAATTTCTTTTGCGATTTGATTCAATCATTGCCGTAATTGAATTGCCATCTGCTGACAATACACCATCAACTTGCACGCGTGTATTCCTATTGATTTGCACCCCTAAACTCTCCGTAGTGACACGTAATTGTCTTAGTTCATGTATTATGTCACCTGATTCATTTACGCTTGTCTGTGAGATTTGGTGCCTGTAAAATTCACGCAATGGAAGACCCGTTCTATTCATCCATTCCAATTCATCTTTGTTTTGTTTTGTTGCCTTTGCTGTGATGACTGATTCACCTTTTGATAACCACGCTGGAATTGAATCACTTGTTTCCGTGCCTTCACCTTGCAATTCAACAACACCATCTTTGAATCCCGCTGCTGATTGTGCTGCTGCAAATAAACCATAAAGTGCAGCCGTCAAAATTGCTGTTGTTGCAATACCTCCAATGCCTGTTGCAAATTCCTTTCCTGCAATATTCGCAATGTATATTGGAATCATTTTTTGCAATGCTTCAAATGCTAATTGAACTGTTGCCTTTCCAAAGTCTGCCAAGTTTGCTTTCCCTGATGATGCTAATTGTGCAAATTGAATTGCAGCCTTTGCACCGAATTCTTCCAATACTGATTCTCGAAAACCATACACCATTGCATCATTGTCCGCTGCATCCTGTTGCGCTTTTTCGTATGCCTTTTGTGCTTTGATATATTCTTCTGTTCCAACTTTGTTTTGAAGATTATCAAATGCTTTTTTGGCATCAGCTGCTTTTGCATCCAATGCCACTTGTTTGTTGACTCTGTCCTGTTGGATTGTTGTCAATTTGTTGCCTTGGTCTGTCAAGATTTGGGCAATTGCTTTTTCACTTCCAATTTTCAAATCTTTCAACAATTGATCACCAAGATTTTCCTGAATTATTCCTGCATCAATTCTTGCTTGGTTCAATTCAGAAAGTTTCTGTTGGTATTCTTCAAATGTTATTGTTCTTTCAGCCAATGATTTTTCAAGGTCTGATTCTTCTGCATCCAATGATGCCCTTTTTTCATCTCTCAATTGTCTGTTTGCTTCCCTTTCTTCCATCAATCTACTGATGTTGAATTGTTCCATCAGTGACATTTGGAATGCTGATTGAATTCCGAATAAAACATTGGATTGCCTGTCGTATTCTTCCTGCAATTTGACACGCTCTTGCAAATAGGTTGTTTCCAATTCTTCAATGGCAACCAAATTGCCTTCATTGGCTTCCTTTTCCTTTTCAAATTTCAACCGCAAATCAAATAGGGAAATTTCAAGTTTCCTTTTGTTTGCATCTGTAATTCTGCCAATGTCAACACGCTCTTGGACATTTGCAAAATCTTTTGTGATTTTTTCTTCTGTCTTTTTGTTTTCTTCCAACTGTTTCAATATTTCAATTTTTTGTTTGTCATCAGCATCCAAAAGTTTTGCATTGAATTCTTCATTGATTCTTAGCAAATCATTTTGCACCTTTTGAATTTCAGATGCATAATCTTCCTTTGACAATTTGAATGCATATTCCGTTGTCAATTTTTCAGGGACAGCCTTTCGCAATGAATCTGCATCGCCTTTCAATTTTTCCAATTCAGACTTGAATTGCTCCAACGAAAATTGTCCGCCTGTCTTTCTGATTTGTGCAGAAACTTCAACTAATTTCTTTCGTAGTTTTTCATAGACTTCTGCTGCCTTTTCCTGTTCTTCTGCCGTGCCTTTGATTGATGACTTGACAACTTGATTTGCATCAACAGTTACCTTTGCCAAATCAACAATGTTTCCACGCTGATTTTGTGATTGGTCAACATAGTTTCCATTGGTATCTAACAATGTCTGCAATCTTTGCTTTTCAAGTTCCAACAATTCCAACGTTGTTTGCTTTGAAATCTCTCCATTTTCAGATGCATCCAATGCATTTTGTTTTAATTGCGCTGATTGCTTTTCTTCTGCTTCAAATAATTCCAACACCGCTTTCAATTGCTTGTTTGTTGTCTTCTCAGATTCAGTCTTTGCTTTGTTGTTTGTGTTGGTATTTGTCGTGTTGTCTTTGATGGTATTGGTTGCTGATTTTTCCTGAACTTCTAATGATTTGATTGCTGCATTTGCTTTTGCTGCTGCTTCACTGATGAATCCAAATGCTTTGGCTTTGTCCTGTTCGCTTATACTTAGTTTGCTTAGTGAACTTTGAACCTTTCCAACCGCGTCTGCAATTTCCGCTGCTGATTTTGCATTGTAAAGTGTATCGGCAAAAACCTGAACTTGTTTTGCTGCTGCATCGGCTGCGCCATCAAATGTGATTTTTTTCCAAAACCCTGTGAACACCGCTTCCGCTTCTGATATGGCAACATTACGTTGTGCAAAAGCAAGGTTACGATTTGCCAACGCCAATGACTTGTCTAATTGTGCAGACTCTTTTGCAAGATTATTCAATTGCGTTCCTGTTTGATTCGCAATTTGTTTCACACCATTTAAGTTTTCACCAAATGATTTTGAATTTTTGACAAGATCAGGGTATTGTTTTGCCAAATCACCTTGCAAAGATTTCAACCGAGCTGTTTCCGCTGCTGACAATTTTTTCTTTTCAGACAATCGGACAAATTCATCAGCCATTGATTTTGTGCCTTTCACAATGACTTGATTTTCTTCATTTGTCTTTTTCTGTGACTCAATCAATTCAACATTCGCTTGTGCTTGGTCTGCCACCTCTTCTGTTGAAACTGACATGGCATCTGTCAAAGCAACAACGCCCGCTGTGAGAGCAATCACACCTGCCAAAACTGCACCAACAGGATTAAGCGACATTGCAAGATTGTAAGCATATTGTGCAACTGTTGCAATTGATATTGAACCTCCCAATGCCGTCTGAACCGCTGCATATGCTGTTGTTGCCAATGTGGATGCTGTGACAACTAATTGATAGGCTGCAAATGCACCCGCTGCCACACCGACAACAGATGCAATTGTTCCTAAATTATTGGCAACGAAATTCAACAAAGGTCCCACAACTTGAAATGCATCAGACATTGCTTTGACAATTACGGCAGAAACTTTTTGGAATTGCATTTCCATGTTTCTTGTGAACGTGTCGAATGTCAAATATTGCCCCGCTGCATTTTGCGCTTCCCTTCCTGCCTGTGCTGCTTTTGCTGCAATTTGTTCTTCAGGTATTGGAGCACCAAACATTCTTGCATACGCTTCTGCACCCAAATCTTCGGCTGGTGTTCCTGCAATGGCAACTTGTAATTGACTTCGCATTGCATCTGAAATGTCACCTGCATTGAATGCTTCTTCAATTGCACCACCTGATCTTTGCAAGAATTCTTTGATTGAAATTTGTCCTGATGATGCAAGTGATTCCAATTCCTTGAATGTTGAACCAAGTGCTTTAGGAAGCGATGCCTGCAAATCGGTTATTGCTTTTGCCGTGTCACCTGCTTTCAACCTGATTTGCGCTTCCTTGATTGAATCCGCAATCTTATCTGTGTTGAACAATCCCTGTTCACCTGCCACTGCCATTTGTCCTGCAAATTCTTCTGCACTGAACCCCGCTTCACTTAGCAATTGCGAATATTCAGCCAATGTGTCCAAAACATCATCCTGTGATGTCTTTCCTTCCTTTGATGCAAATGCAATCAGGTTGAATGCCTTTTCACCATCAAGTCCAAATTGCCTGATGAACGGTGCAGACTTGGAAACAACTTCATTGACATCCTTATCATACAATGTTCCAAGTGCCTGTGCATTTTTTACAAATGTTCCAATTTCTTCATTTGGCAATGCATCCTTCAAAGCCAATTTTGCATTTGTAATTGCTTTGGTTGCTTCTGCCAATGATTCACCAACACCACCAATGAATGCATCTTCTGCACTTACTTTCAATGCATCAAATTCTTCACCTGATGCACCTGTTGCTGCTTGCAAATTTGCCTGTGCTGAAATCAATTCACGACCGCCTGAAATGACTGCACCAAATCCATCAGCAATTGCACCAAGTCCCGCCTGAATTCCCTGTGCCAATCCACCACCAACCAAACCTCCAATCAATCCACCTGAAAAGGCATCATTCATCCCTGTTTTCAGACTCTCAATTGCACCCGCAAATCCACCAACCTTTTCACCATCAAATGCACTTGACAAACTTGCATCAACTTCCTTTGCTGCATTATCAATTTTGTCAATTTCTTCTTTTGCATCTTTGATTGCTTTTTCAATTTTTTGGTATGCATCAGAACCTTCATTCCCTGACAATTTCATGGCAACCAATGCTTTCTTTTGTTCATCAATGAATGACTGCATGTCTTTCTTTGATGCCTGAATTGCATTCCCTGATTTTTGCATTGACTTTGCAATTGGATCATCAGACAAAGCATTTTGCAATTGACTTCCAAATACAGATGCAAAACTTTGTGATGCTTCCTGTGCCGCTTCACTTGACTTTTGAATTATTTCCTGCAGTCCTTTGTCGGCACCATCGGAATCAACACCAATTTTCAGGGTTATGTCGTTTGCCATTTTTATATTATCCTTTGAAGTTTCTTTCTTTGAAATATGTCAAGTTCATTGCATATATTCTGAACATTTCAAGTCTTGATGTTTCATGGTACAAAAACCTGAATTCACTCGGACTGCCATTTGCAATGTTTCGAAAAACAAAATATTCATCAATGATTGATTCATCCAAATATCTCATTGCCAATGGTTCATCATCCTGCACATATTTGTCATCATCAGGATCATTGAACACAATCCATTCACCTAACATTTCAGATACTTGTCTTGATTCTTGCCAATACGTTAGAACGAAAAAATTTAAGTGTTTCCAAGATTGCGTTCAAATCTTGCTCCTGCCAAAATTCAGATGTTGATGGTTCATTGATTTTTTCATTCAATTCAGGATGCACAATTTTCTTTTTGTTTATGCAGACTCTGAACAAATCAAATATTGTCACAATTGTTTCATCATCAATCGTGATGTGTTCAAAAATGTTTTCCCTTATTGTGATCATGACTTCTGCAATCGTTTCCTGAAATCTCATGTCATTCTTCAATGATTCCCATGCGTTTTCACCTTGCAACAAATTGACTTTGCCACTGAAATAAGAATCAGCAAATAGTTTCTTTTGCAATAATGTTTCAAATGCCTTTCTTGCACCAAATGATGTTTCAAGTTTTGTCAATAATGGTGTCACTTCCGTGTATAGTTTCTGTGAAAGAATCGAATGCAATTCGATTTTGTATTCTTTGCCGTCCATGTGAAGTATCATATATGCCTTGTAAATTGATTCTAAGCAATGAAAATAGTGGGCAGGACATAATCTATGCCCCGCCCTTGTTTTGTTTAATTACCAACGCCTGTGAGCCATAATTCCACATACCCCTTATCAGCAGGAATTGTGACATATGTTGCCAATGTTACCAATGATGAACGGAATGCTGTGACAGGAACAGTCACAATGGCATCATTGTTTACAATTTCACCACCAACTTTTGGTTTGGTGTATTTGCCTGATTCCATGTCAAATGCTCCAACATCCTGTGCCAATTTGCAAAGCATGATAACAACCTTGCGTTTGCCTTGGTGTGATGCATTTGTGCCTGCATATTTTGAACCATAGGTAACTTTTGCAAGTGTTTGTGATGCTGCTGTTGCGGAATTGAATTTCACGCCATCTTCATATTCGCCTGAATCTGATGCTGCCTGTGTTTGTGGTGCATAATCTGTCAAGAATGCAGTCAAATCTGGATCATCTTCATTTTGGTCAATTGTGAAATTAGTTCTTGTTACTGATGTCTTGATTTTCTTTGTCAAAGAAATCAATGGTGTTGTTGTTGTTGCGAACAATGGCACGCCGTTTGATTCAAACGCTGTGAAAAAGTCCGTGACGTTTGCGCCTCCAATTAGCATAGTTTTATTCCTTCACTCTTAGTGTTGAAAAAGTCTTGATTAAATAATTCCAAGCCCGCTTGCTTGGTTTCCGTGTATATTCTCGAATCAGCAATTTTCCGTTTCTTGTGCCTTTGTCTTCAAAGCCATCGCTATCAATTTTATAGCCATCATGAATCAGGACAATATCAGTATCAACAAATGCTGTTGTTTCATCATTGGACACCAACGCTTCATGGCAGATGCCTTCCCAAAACAATCCTGAATTCCGTTTGTGCAATCTTCCTGCATGAAGTGAATAGCGTTCCCTCACTCTGTCTTCATGGCTTGTGTCATACATCAATCCTGAAATTGTAATCCACCCACCAACCGCGCCCGCTTCATCTATTGCCTGAATTTCTGCAATGGCATCTTCTGGGAATGTTCCCAAATATTCATCAGAATCAATGTGCAAAGACCAAGTGCCTGATGCCAATTCATCCATCTTGTTTCTGATTTGAGAAAAGTCAAAGTCAATGCCATAATCTTTGTAATAGTAGTGAATAGAAACAATGCTTGGTGTGTTCGCAATGACTTCAAATTGATTTTCATATTCATCCTTTTGTTCAACTGCACATGAAACAATTTGCGTTCCTTTTGGCAATCTTGAAATCAGTCTTGATAGGTTTGCTTTCTTTGGATGAATGATGCAAACTGATAGTAAATTATTCATGATATTCTTGTGTAAAAAATGCGAAATGTCATCAATGTCAATCCCTTTGTTTCATCATCTGAATATGTTATCGGCTCACTTGAAATATAGTGAACAGGTGAAAAGGTTGTTGTCTCATAATCTGATTTGTAGAATTCAATCCGCAAATCTTGCAATGCATATTCCACACGCTCTGCCAATTCTTGCATGGCATGCCGTAGTTTTCCTGCACCAAGTGTTGGAACCTTTTTCACTGAATTTCCTAATAGAATGAACAAATCTATTTTGCCCAAATCGGCAACTGCTGACATGTCTTCCATCGACTCTGTGAATCTTTCATCTGTTGAACCATATATGCCTACATAATCAAATTGATATGTTTCATATTTGTTCAGCAGGATTTGTTCATAAATTCGAACACCTGACATCATGCCAAGTTTTTCAATGATTGCATCTGTGATGTGTTTTTCTCTTGACATATATCATTCCCGTGTTCTGTTTTGCATGTCTTGTAATTCAGCAACAATTGCTTTTTTCAATTGCTCTTCAAATTTGCTTTGCCCGTTTTTTTTGAAGTCTTGAATAGCAGGTCTGAAATATGGTCTTGGCTTTATGAAAATGAATCCTTTGTTTTTCATTGCACCATAGATTGCAGTCCACATTGGAGACCAATTTGTCTTGATAGCCATTGCCAATGCAAAACGAATTGATTTGGGTGTTGAATTTATTTTGCCACCAAATTCATGGATTGCAGAATATTTGACTTTTGTTCCATATTCAAGTTCAAATGTATTTCCACTCTGCTTTGCCTTGTAAACATTATTTGCATTATTCTTGATGAATGATTGAAACAATGTTCCCTTTTGTTTGTACAATTTGTCGCCTGTGTTGAACACCGTTGCAACTGATGATGCACCGCCTGTTGCACCTTGGTCTTTCATGAACTTCGCAATTGATATTTGCATGAAAACAGGGAATTGTTGCATTTGGTCTGCAATTACAGGTCTGATGACATTCATTGCTTGTGAGCTTGTGAACATTTACACCACCGCAATTCTATATTTGTCAAAGAATCTTTGCCATTTCAAATCCTGCAAAATACTTGCATTCACATTCTGTCCTGCACCACCTGTGGAAACAGAACCAAGTCCAAACCAATTTCCACCATTTGCGCTTTGCTTGTATATCCATGATGCCATTTCAACAATGCCTTGAATAACTGTATTGGGTAAATTGGCATCGCTCCAACCTGTTGAAAGTGTTGCACGAAATTGACCACTATTGATATTCCTGAATATCACAAAGTTCAATCCGTTGTCAACTGATGTTGTATAGTTTCCTGCATTCACATTTGCATAGTTTCCAAATTCATCAGCACGCCATTGAAAAGCCGTCACAGATGTGTTTGCATTGAAAGGGATATATTTCCACCTGTGTTCACTTTCCAAGCCGTGACGGGCTTGAGAATAGGTGAAAACATAATTTATAACAGATGCTCGAAGCGGCTGATTGCAATATCCTTCAGCCGCATCGAAGCAAATGTCAAATAGATCATCGAACCATTCATATAAAACGGCATCCTCTGCAGATTGATCACCTGCCAATTCTAAATTGTTGAATTGAAAAAATGCCTGTTGAATGCGAGGGTATGCCGTTGAATAACTCATTTCTTTGTTGCCTTTGGTTCTGATGATTTCTTGGAAATAATTGGTGCAGACTTTTCATCTGCACCTACTTTTTGAACATGTCCACTTGCATGAAGTTTTTCAAATTCCCAATCTTTCAATTGTGTTATTCTTCCAACTTCCAATCCTGCAAATGTTTTCAATACAATTGCATCAATCATGATTCACCTTAGGTTGTTGATGTTTTCAAAACACCGATTGCTGATGGTGCAGGGAATGCAATTCCAATTGACTCACTTACCATGATTCCGCGTTGCGATGTTCCACCCAAACCTGTTGCTGCAAAGTATTCCTTGTATTCATCAATTGAAACATCCTCACGAATTCCAAGAATTGAATACTGACTAAAGTCTGCATAAACTGCTGATGCTGTTGTCACTGCTGATGTTGGGAAAAGAGAATCAGGCACAACATGCATTGGTCTGCCTGTTGGTGTGACATAGGTATTGTTCTCAAGTGCTGTGAGTCCAATTGAATTCACTTCCATTGGTCTAATCATATCCCAAATAGGTCTGCCATTTACACCATCTGTTTCTTTCAAGAGATGTCCAAATACAGATTGTGGCACAACAAACACGCCATTGGAACCAACGGATGAATTCACTGCCAATCTCAAATTGATAAGGTCTTTCCATGAAATTTCTGCAAATGTATCTTTGCCTGAATTTGATGCGCCACCTTGATAAACAACTGATGTTCCTGACAATACCAAGCATCCTGTGAATTCAGGTGCATTTCCTGTTCCTTTGAAAAACTGCTTATCTTCGGCTTCAGCAACTGCCTGTGCCAAACCACTAATTGTGTAATCTAAAAACGCTGGTGTTGCATCTCTCAATTGTTCTTCAGAAACAATACATCCACCAACAATTTTCTTGGCTGTCAATGCTGTTCCTGTGTAGAAATTTGCACTGTCTGTCAATGTGAGGGATGAACCTTCGGAAACAACCGCTGCACTGAATGAACCTGATGATGTAATGTTTTCAACTTTTCCGCGCATTGGATAGATTTTTGCAAGTGCTCTTGCATAACCAAATCTGTCTGCATAGGACATGATTTCTTCCACCCAAAATTGCGGAACCGCAAAACCACCTTGTGCATTTGTGCCTGTGTTGAAATTCGCTCTTGTCAAATACTTTTCATTTGCTCTGTTCGCAATGTCTTCTGCAACACCAATTTTGCCTTTGGTGATTGCTGTAATGTAATCAGCAACAATGCGAGCCTGATCGCGTTTGGAATCATGCTCTGCTTTCACTTTCACAAAACCTGATTGTGGAACATTGATAGGATTCATGTTGCGTAATTTTTCCTGTGCCAATTCATTTGCTTTGGTTTCAACAACCTTTTGCAAATCTTCTTTTGTTGTTGTAATGATGTTAGAATTCATCTTATTCATTTCCATTCAATTGTGTTCAAAATTGTTTCTGCATTCATCTTGACTGGCAATTCAATTGTAAAGCCACGCTCTGTGTCAATCGCTTTTTTGATTTTCTTGTTTCCTTCATTGATCATTCCAACACCTTCCATAATCAATGACATTGTTGTTGCTGCAATTCTTCTGCCTGCTCTTGTTTCAAATGATGCTTCAACAGGTGATGTTGCATCAGGTGATGGTTGTGCAGGTGCAGGTTCAACTTGCGGTTCTGGTTCAACTGTTGCATCAGGATTCAAAATGGACATGACTTTTTCTGCCATTGCCATTGTGCCTTCCTCTGCTGCTTGTGTTGCCAATGTTTCTTCAATTCCCAATTCCTCTTTCAAGAATAGCAATGCCGCTTCCTTGATGAATGGTGGCAATTGTTCTTCAATGGCAACAACCTGTTCAGGTGTCAACATTCGTTTTTCCTCATATAATTTTTTTAATACATCGCGGAAACTTTTGGGTTGCTGATTCTCAAAATGTTTCTTGATTAATGCATCACGATTTGCGGGAATCGTGACAACCGAAAATTCAACCAATTCTGATTTTGTGTATGTGATTATTTTTTCGCCTTCAATGGTTTGTTCTGTTTGTTCAATTGGAATGATACCAACGGAAACTGCAGACACAAATCCATTCTTAATTTTGTCATTTACCTTGCATGCCTTTTCATCATTCATGTCCAATTGGATTGTTGCTTCCAAGTTTTCACCATTCAAGAAAAATCCAAGGCATTTTCCAATTGGCAAATAATCTGATTTGTGATTGATTAACACAACAGGATTATTCATGTATGCCGTGTAATCAATTCCACTTGGAATGATGATAGTTCCGTATCTGTCAACATCAGGTGTGCTGATGGTGAAAGACCAAATGCCATCATCCTTTTCTTCATAGCCTTCGCTTTCATAATCGCGTTTCACCAAAGTGAATTCACGATGGATAACATTTTGCATATTCATTCCTTTGTTTAGTTTGCTTTGCTGATTCGACATTATTTCTGCACTGGGAAAAGATAACAACGGCAATTCACTACATTGGAAACATCAACCGATGTTCCGCCCTGTGATCTTCCACACGGTCTGTCAATCAATGAACCATCACGAAATTTGAACCAACCAAGATCATTCTCAATTTGTCCATCCATACGCCTGTGACTTGGTCTGACTCTGCCATCTCTTTGTGAATTCCACATTGATTTGATTCCCATTCCTGTGAATACGCTTTTTTGCGTTCCTGTGGTCACTGATGTTGCCGTTGTCTGTGCAATCATCTTTGTTCTTGATGTTGAAAGTGTCCTGAATTTCCTTTGCAAAATTTCATCAATCACTTCCTTTGGTTGTGTTGCATTCTCGGCAATGGTTTCAATGACATCATCTTTTATCAGGAACATTGAATCTTGAATTGACTCTGATATATTTGCATTCAAATCTCTTGTCATCTGTTGGATTTCCTGCCCTAATTGTCCTGTCAAATCTTCCATGCCCAAACCCAAATCAGACAAAACCTGTTGCATGACAACTTGCGTTGATTCTGCAATTGTCAAATTTAATTCATTCAATTGTTCATCAGTTAGGTTCATTGACATTTCAGGATCATAACCTTTTGCAACGGCTTCATCCGCTTGTATTTGGAATTGTTCAACAAATGACTTGACAAGAATTCCCAATTTTCCTGATATGCTTTCTGCCATTTCATCATATTGTCTCCATGACTCTGCCCTTGCATCTGCTGTTTCCATAGGGAATGATCGTGGCACAATAGTATTTTTTGCCCCTATAAATGCCCGTGGTTGAACGGAAACTGATTCAGGGGATGAAACTACTGTTGTAATAGGAACAACGCCATTGACAAGCATTGCAACATCACCACCTTGAATTGTATCATACCCTCTTTCGCGTCTTGCATCATTGATTGTTTTGATGCCATATTTCAATTCAAATTCCTCAACCTTGATTTGAGAATCAACATCAGCAAATTCGTATGGCTGTGCCTGAATCAATATGTCATCTTCATAGCGTCTGAAATGCCTTGTGAATTCCTCTGCCATGTAAATTGCAACAGGATCAATTGTCTGTTGTCTGAACACGGCATATTGCACTTCTGCTGTTGCACGATTTTGAAATTCACCTGTTAGCATTCCTGTTGGAACCCCAAACACCTGTGCAATTTGAGAGCGGACATCTTTTGAAATTGAATCATAAGTCATCCCAATCTGTGATTCAGGTGGCATTGTCAATTGCAATCCACCATCCAACAATGCACGCAATCTGTAATTTGGCAGGGCTTCATTCCATTGCTCTTTCAATGTATTCCATAAGTCACCATCAACATTGTCTGCTGATGTTGCAATCAATGGTGGAACGGCATCATTTGCAAAGAATCTTGCAAGATAGTCACTCACTTCCTTATCAATGCTTGCATACGGCAATACTGCTGAAACAAGTCCTTTGCCAAATATATTCATGCCAATCATTTCATCAGGTTTTGTTGATGCAGGAAACAAATTCGCAATGTGCATCACTTCATCTTCTGGCAAAGTGAATGCACCATCATTTGCAGATTGATATACATAACCTTTAATGAAATTGTCACCACCCCTGATGACTCTCATTCGTGTTGGATTCAATACCCACATTTGCAATGGAACATCATGCCCTAATTTAGGTGTCCACACAAATGCATTGCCATTGATGTCAAACCAATTTTGAATTGACTTGAATATTTGCGAATAAGTGAAATATGGATTTGGATTTTTCATCAGGCGATTTACCCAATGACTATTGTCTATCTCTTCCTTTTCCCAATTCAATTCACGATACGGTTTCATGTCAACAGACATCAATCCATTTGCACGCAATTGCAAACATGCAAAGACAGTGCCTGTTGCTGATGCAATCAATTCCTGTCCTGATGTTACAGACGTCATTCCCCTGCCATCATTCAAATATCCAATTGGTGGTCTTTTGCGTTTTTCCTGAACACCGCCTGCAATGAATTTCACACGCTCTAATATGTTTGCATAAAGTGACATTCTCAATTCCTATACATGAATACTTGGTGTTTTTCTTATGGCATTGAACGCCATTGACAATGCATCAATCATGTCATCATGCCTATCTTGTTTCGTGCCTGTGAATGATAACAATTCATCTGTGAATTCAGGAAGCAAATGAGGGACATGATAAACAAGCCCTCTTTCATATTTTGCTTCAATCGGCTGAAATCTTATCATCTTGTCTTTTGTGCTTGGAATCCCAATCACATTCATTCTTGTGTTTCTTTTCAATTCCTGAACCAACCATGCCTGTGCCTGATTTGATTCTATTGCAACAACCTTTGGTTTCCATTTGTCTTCCATTT